TCGGGCTGGGGCCCCGTGGGCAGTGGCCTGTCGAACGAGAACACGATCGGTATCTCGGCGGTTGCGAACAACGAGGACGATCTGACGCCAGCTCAGCGCGAGACCATGCAGCGACTGACTGCTACGCTGGGACGCCAATACGGCATCTCACCTCAGAGGGTTTTTGGTCACGGCGAAGTTAATCCAGGACATCGTCAAACCAGCGAAGGCCGGACAACATATCAATGGGCCAGGAGCCTGACGAAGTGGCCCGACGTCGGCGGCGGCGGCGGCGGCGCCGCCGCAGCAGCACCGTACACCGGTACGCTTCCTCGATATCCCACTGGCAGGGAAGGCCGCGATCCAGGCGTTCCGGCGTACACGCCTCCGAAGACCGCGCCCTATTGGACCGAGACTGTCGACGCGGCCATGATCGACAGGATGATGGGCAGCGAGCTGGAGAAGAAGACGCTCAACGGCAAGGGCAAGGTCGAGGTCGAGGTGAAGACCACGGACGGCAATGGCGACGCCAAGCCGCCCTACAAGCCGCAGCCGATGGAAAAGATGACGCAGATGGAGCCGGCGGCGTCGGGCCATCCCGAGCCGAAGGCCGTTGCCGAACCGGAAGACGCACTCCAGGAATGAACCGCAATGACCGTCATCACCGACATTCACAATCCGTGGCGCGATGCTCTGCAACCCGCGTCTTTTCGCGGTGCGCTGTTTCACGTCGAGACCGGCAGCGTGGAGAATGGCCGGCGCATCGTGACCCACGAATTCCCCAAGCGCGAGGAGCCCTACAGCGAGGACATGGGGCGCCGGCCCTACGAGTATTCCGTGCGCGGCTACTGCATCAGCTACGTGCACGACGAAGAAACGCCGCTCTATCGCCGCGACTATCGCATCTCGCGTGATCTGCTGCGCAAGGAGCTGGATCGAGAAGGACATGGCGTTTTGCAGCTGCCGCTGCTCGATCCGCTCACCGTCGTGTGCTCGCGCTATCGATTGACCGAGGAACAGCGGCTCGGCGGCTACTGCACCTTCGACATGACCTTCGTGGAGTTCGGCATCCCGCCGCCGTTCAAGGCGACATCGAGCCAGTATCTGTTGGCCATCAAGGCGAAGCTGGAGCGCGATCAGGCGATCAAGAGCATGAACGAATCCGAAGGTGCCGGTGCCGGCGGGATCACCTTCCCATAGCCCAGCGAGATGACTGACGCGCATGTTCAAAGCTGATGCGATCGAGGCGGCACCGATCCTGCAACGCGCCCTGGTCGCGCTGCTCGCGGCCGCACCCACGCGCGGGCGGAACGGCGCCGATCTGCGCACCGCCTGCGGCGATCTCTTTGAAAATGCCGAGCTGCTGATCCAGGCGGGACTTGCCGGCGAGCCGCTCGACCATTGCTTCGAGCTGGCGCGCAAGACTGGGATGACGCAGAAGCAGCTGTCCTTCGTTCGATCACGCGTGCTGGAGGAGACCCCGAAATTGTTGGGCGCCATCCTGATCAAGAACGCGATTGTCAACATGTGCCTGGGGCATGAGGGCACTGTGATCGCGGACATGAGATTCGCGAACCGCGAAGAGGTGAACCAGCTCAAGACCGCGATGAACGAAATATTCAATCAGGTCGAGGAGGTGGCGGCCGACGACATGGATCAGATGAGCTATCGCACGTTGGTCGAGCTGCACGCCGCGATCATCTATCACCTGACCGAGACCGCACGCCCATTGCCGCGCATGCTCGCATTCCAATTTGCTTCGTCGCGGCCCACGTTGGCAATCGCGTATCGGCTGTATGACGATGCGGCGCGCGCCGATGAGCTGCGCGTCGAGAACAAGGTCGTGCATCCAGCCTTCATGCTGCCAACCGGTCGAGCCTTGTCGGCCTGAACGGCAATGCCGAACCCCAGTGAGGTCGCCACCATAGAAGTTAACGGTGTGCAGTTTGACGACTGGGAATCGGTGTGGGTGCAGCATCGCTGGACCGAAGGCTATCCGATCTTTCGATTCACATGTGCCGAACGCGATCCGCTTCCGCAATTTTGGGAGAAGCGCCAGTTCGAACCCGGCAGCATGGTCCGCATCTATCTCGGCGGCTTGCTGGCCGTCGTCGGCATGATCCTGGTGCGGCAGGTCGCCTACGACGCCAGAACGCACGGCGTGATGTTGCAAGGCGTCGGCCGAACGTGGTGCGCTCAGCGCGCCAGCATCCTGGGCAAGAACAATTTCGACGGCATGAGCTTCGAGCAAGTGGCGCGCTCGGTGTTGGCGCCGACCGGGGTCAAACTCGTGCCCGTCGGCAAGCTCAATCCGTTGCCGTTCGTGCGGCTGCAAAATGAGCCGGGTGAAACGATCTGGAATTTTCTCGAACGCATCGCACGACCGCGCGGCATCGTTCTGGGTAGCGACCACGAAGGCAATATGCTGGCGATCGACTATCACAAGGGCGAAGTGGTTCGCGAACTGATCGAAGGCCAGAACATCCTGCGCTGCCAGTGCACGAAATCGGTCAAGGACAAATATTCCTACTATTGGGTTCGTGGCCAGACGGCAGCCAATAATCAGCAGCACGGGCGGAAGGCCAGCGAACAAGAGGCGAAGGCGCCCGGCTCTCTGCAATGCTACAGCCCGCTTCTGACGCCCGCGGAGCAGCCGGTCTGGAACGAAATGGAAGTTGCGCAACGCGCCTATAACGAAGCGCTCTGGCATGAGAGCACCGACATCGAAGCCAACATCACGGTGCAGGGTTGGCTGACGGCGGACGCCGGCCTCTGGCTCGCGGGGCAAGACATCTATGTGTGGTCGCCGATGGCCATGCTCGACATGGTGATGAAGGTCGAGACCGCGACGTTCACGCAGGATCGCAGCTCAGGCACGCTGACCACGTTGCATCTGGTGCCGCCGTGGCGGCTCAAGGATCAATCCGATCTCAACGTCGGGCGACCCGGCGTGCCGCAGCCTCCTGGTCCCGCGACATCGACCATGAATCAGCCCCCGGTATCGCCGAAACCGGCGGAGCCTCCTGATCCGGCGCCGCCAACACTGCCAGACCCCGGCGGCATTCCCCAAATGTGAAAGGAGAGCGAGCAATGCACCGCGCTACACCGCTGAATACATCGTTTCGGGCTTACTCGTCCGGTGGCGCACGCACCCTCATCGACAAGGCCGACGACGGCCAGCTCATGCAGGAGATGGGCGGCAACATGATGAAGGGCGAGACGCGCAGCGAAGTCGAATCGCCGCAGAACTACGGCTTCACCTCCGTGGTCGCGGACGCGACCAAGGGCGAGAACGGCGAGATCACCGGTTCTGCTGAGGGCTTCATGTCGTTCATGGGCGGCAACCGCTCGTTTCCGGTCTGCGCCATCATGGATGATCGCCGCCACCGGCTGCACAGCCTGGAGAAAGGCGATTCCGCGATGTATCGCGGCAAGGATGATCGCCAGCAATTTCACATGACAGGCGGCGGCAACTTCATGTCTTGCCGGGACGACCGCGTGCAGCGGATCGCGCTGGTGCCGAAACCCCAGGACGACCAGCAGCAGCAGAAGCCGTCACCGCAGCAGCAGGCTGATGGCGGCGGGTCCGGCGGCGGGCAGAAGCAGCAGCAACAGCAGCAGGCGACCGGGCAGAAGGCGGCGCTCGACGACAACAAGAAGTCTCAGGTCTACATGGAGCAGACTGGCAGCGTGCAGACCCAGCGGCATGGTCCGGCGCATTCGGCCCAGCGCCCCAGCGATTCCTCGACCTATATGACCGATCGGAAAAAATCGACACAGGCGACCGACGAGCACGTCCATCTGAGGATCAACGACATGCGCATCTTCGTGGACAGGATGGGGTGCTGGTCGGAAATCCCGATGCTGGTCAAGAAGGACAGCTACTGCAAGGAGTGATGCCCCGTGCAGTGGTGGCTTGTCCGCAGCCCCAATGTAATGAGCGTCGATAACGACAGCGTCCAGGACCTCGACCTGACCGCTCTCGCATCGACGATCTGGATGTTGCAATGGCGCGACGGCCACGGCGAGATCGAGCGCGAGAGCACCAACGGACTGCGCGAGAACTTCTTCGACATCATTCCGTACTGTCCGTTCTTCCAGCAGTTCCTGACCAAGATGCCGAACCTCACGCTGGTGCAGGCGAAGAAGGTTCAGACCGATCTGATCGCCGAAATCTACAGATCGAAGCGGCAGGCGCCTTTTGCCTATACGGTCGCGGCCGGCGCGCTCACCTGGGAGGCCAACGACGAAACGGTGACGGCGATGTCGCTGACCGCGGTGCCTGCGCTCTACAACATGGTCAGTGACAGCGGCGCAAGCTCGCTGGTGGGCCTGATCAACAATCGTCTGGCGGCGCTCGCCACCAACGTGAACGGTAATTTCACGTCGCTTATCAGCTATATCGGCGCACGCATTGTTGACAAGGGCAACGCACTCATCACGTTCTTGAACCAGAGGGTGATCGGCGACGGCTCTGGTGATGCGTCGTACCAGACGATCAATAGGCAACTGCAATACAACGAGGCTCATGGCGGTGCCGCTCCTGGCATCACCTCTGGGATGTTGACGGTTAGCGTCACGTTCGACGCGATCCCCGCGCTGCCGAGCGTGGCGGTGACGCCCATCACTCCTGGAAGTGCTGTGCCATCTGGCAACGCGATCCCTTGGATGCCGCTCGGAGCTACGAGCACGGTCAATCTGACGATGGCAGAGATGATCGGACTCATGTCCGGCATCGCCACGCGGCGCAAGACGTTGCAGACCACCAGGAACAGCAAGACCGCGGCGGTGAATGCGCTGACCACGGTGGCCGCTGTCATCGCTTACGACGTGACGACAGGATGGTAGAGCATGCCCGACGTCCGCCTCGTCCAGCTCTCCGAGTTTCCCTATCAGACCGAGGAGTCGGTCGATTGGTTGCTGCTCGACAACGGCACGCTCGACAATACCGAGTCGCTGGCGACCGCGGTCATCGTCGCCCTCGGCACCGATCGGCTCGCGGAGCGCGAGGACATCCTGCCCGACCCGGACTCGACCGATCGGCGCGGCTGGTGGGGCGATCTCGAAGCCGACAGCATCTGGCATGGCTGGCCGATCGGCTGCCGGCTGTGGCTGCTCAAGCGCGACAAGATCGTAGGTCCAGGCGCCTTCCAGGGCGCGACCGTGGTGCGCGTCGAGCACTACATCCGCGAAGCATTGCAGCCTTTCCTCGACCTCAGGATCGCGTCCCGGATCGAAATTAGAGCTGAGCAGGTGGACAGGCAGCGCATCGACGCATTGATCCGGCTCTACCGCGGCCCCGAACTGGCGGTGGACCTGCGCTACCAAGTGCTCTGGGACGAGATCATCCCGCAAGGGCCGATCCTGCCGTACACGACTGGCGACACGCAGTGGCCATAGCGCCACTGCTAACGCTCTAGGAAAACCCATGCCCTGGTCAACACCTACGCTTCGCGAGGTTCGCAG